CCCCCCTTGCGCAGAGGGTCGGCGGCAAGCCTTCTCAGGCTTGCATCCAAGTACGCTTCAAGCGATTGCGGCGTACCAACGCATAGGACCCACCATGAGCTCCAAAACCATCGGATAGCCGACGGAGCCATTCCTGATAACCATCGATCTCAGTCTTAACCCTTTTAGGGGTTGACGACCATGACCGATACTCGTCGAAATGCAAATAGCGGTTAAACCGCGATTGCACACCGAGGAGCTTGTTACCAAGGGTGGCTGGAGTTCTACTGACCCAGGCACAAGCGGCTGATTGGGCTACATAACTTCCATTTCTGGTCGTTATGAACCGGTTCGTAAGAGGGAGAACCCCATACAAACTCTCAATCCTGCGCTTGACGTAGTCAGCAACACGGGAGTAACCGCGTCCGTACATAGCGTTTGAAAACGCCACGTAGGATTGCAGTTCCTCAGGTCCTTTCGTGCGGTGACAAGACCATACGGTCTTCAACTTGACGGGTGTGACATCGACGCCTTCATAGGCATCGCACCCACACGACTCCCTAAAGGAGCGCGCCGTGCAGCATTTCGCATCATTGAACATAAGTCCAACTAGCGGAAACAGCTGCAGCAAGATATTATAGTCTTTTTTCTTGACTATGATGTCATCACCGTAAACATAAACAGATCTCCGAGCTTCACGCCAGGAGACCCCTGTTTGTTTAACCGCACTGACAGCCAACGCGTAGAAGACCAACGACTCCACTGGAAAGCAAAGTTTGCTTCCCATAGGGGCGAATTTCTTCAACGTAAGTACTGTCCCATCAGGTAGCTTAGTGGCCGTGCTCCTAGTCGCCTTTAAGGCATCTAGAAGCGTGGGATGCCCTGCAAACAGTTTTTCAACTAGTTGCAGGGACACCCGATCACTGGCTTCCTTCATGTCCAGTGTAACCCACTCGGCAGTCTTCGAACTCTCAAGGGAGAGTCGTCGGTTAGTCTCTTGGTCCGTGAAATTCACGAAACCGCGAGTCCAACGCGACGACTCAATTTGGTCCTGCAATGCAGTGCCAAGTCCCTGTTGAATCCACATCAACTCGAGTGGTTCACAAGATATCAGTCTTGGGCCCCTAGAGTCCTTCGGCACCAGAACCACCTTTGCAGTTGGTTCTGGTATTTCCGTTAAGGCATCCGGGTACCCGTGACAGGAATCGACCACATGGTTTAAGTTGAAAGCCATCCACTCCGTAAACGGGTAGACTTTTTCCAACGTAGAATATATGCGTTTGAAGACGGTCTTCTCACACACGGACTCACCAGTGGCTACACTCCCGGGACCATGCTTGGGTTTTATCCCTTGCGGATCCACAGGAGATACAACGCGCGTAATAATATCACGAGCTTGTACGATCCACTCAACACCAAAATCAAATCCTGCCACCTCGGCAAGATCTGTTTCAGTCTTGACAAACGCATCCACGACCGCTTGCGCGGTTTTAGGTGCATAGGTAATCTCCAGCTTATACAACAAGTGCGTAAGCTGCCTGAAGTGTAACAACGCTATGGGATCGGGCTGATCAAGCTCAAACCCTGCAGTGCTAATTACACGCTTAAGTAACCACCCAAATAATTTGGGGATTACACTGCTCTCAGACTCCTTACGGAGTCCAAGAACAGAGAAGCGGGAACCAGACGACAAAGCCCTGTCAAGGGCCTTTCCGTACGTTGGTAGAGTCTTCGTTAGGAACGAAATACCCTCCGACGAAAGTCGAGAAGCGATTACTCGCAACTCAACTTTCTGCAGACTTGAACTGACACCATAGCACTGTGCTATATCACGATACAGTTCGCTGATCATTTCTCGATAGAAATCGAGATAGCTGTTATCAAGTTCCATAAGGTGACTTGTACCAGAAACCAGCTGAAGCCACACCGTGATCGCTCCGGTCCTAGGGCTCGCCGGCGTAAAGCCGGCCCAGGAAGGTTGGAAGCGTTATCGTATCCACACTATTTCCGGCCGCGGCGTTTTCGCCGAGCTGGATAAATGTGATCAATTGCGCAACCAACTCAACCATGTCAGCAGCGGTGACCTGCCCTTTCGGGTAGGACATCGTAAGCTGAGCATAAGCCTTGACCGT